GTAGTGAGTGCAGCATACGGAGCCGAAGCAGGTGAAATATGGGATTGTATCATCAGTGATAGGGAATTCTACCATGAGAAAGGTAGTGTTCGCTATAAGGTCGGCAATCCAATGGGCTTACTAAGCTCATGGGCTGTATCGACTTTTACACATCATGTTGTAAAACATTGGTGTGCACACAAACTAGGAAAGGGTACCAAATATAAGTACCTTATCTTAGGTGATGATACACTAGACTCTGATATAGAGGTTTATAACTTGTATAAACACACTATACAGGAACTAGGTGTCTCAATTTCAACGACGAAATGCACTCAAAGCGAATCCGGCTATGCCGAGTTTGCTAAGAGACTCTTTTCTCCTGAAGGTGAGATAACCGGTTTACCGGTTCACTTACTTACTGGTTTAAGGAGTAACCCTGAGCAAGTTCTTGAGCTTGTCAGGATATGCAGATCGCGTGGGTACGAGGACTCTGTTCTCGGCCCGGCCTTGGAAATCCTACTATCTAAGGGGTTCATTTCTGAGCCTAAGATGGTAGCTGATATTTTAAGTTTACCCGAGTCCATCGGAGGCGCGCCTCCTCTACTTTCTATTAATAGAAGTGAGGAGGGTGACGCTACTCCCAGATGGATAGAGAAGCTCTATGATATGGATGAATCCTATCATGAAGCTGCGCTTTCTATTGCTAGAAAGCATCTATTTAGGGAACTTACCCAGAAATTACAATTGACTGGGAGTCCAAAGCATATCAGTCCAGTGGAAATAGACAATAATCATCCCTTGGTCTTTGCACTCAATGAGCGCATAGACCTCTACCTGCCTGCCGAAGCATTCTGCGACGACACGTGGGAAGAGGATGAGTTTTGGATCTATGACCGTTGGATGGAGGGTGAGTATATGCACTTGGTAAATATACCAAGTATAGATACTTACAAATACTACAACAAGGGACATAGAGTCTCTAAGTGTAAATTTGATGTTGCAAAGCTCGTATTGCGTTTAGCAAACGGAGATTGTAACATCCCTCTGACTCTCCAAGCTAAGTATGCAAATCAAGATTTGTATGATTTAGCTCTCGAGTCCATCACGCCTAAGCGCGATCAAACTAAGGCAGTAGTCACCTCTTTTGTAGGCGAGTACATACCACTGGGAGTTCGAGGACCTTCG